CTTCAACCCTGCAAAGGTTTATTAAGGAAAAACCATGGGTCTTATCCGCAACAGTAATAAGCAAGTTATCTAGTGTATCCGGTACGTTTCCCGAACTGAACCCGCTAGACGACTCAATAAAGATCAAGCCAGTTATTTTGCAAATAATGGGTGTGAAAAAGGGGAATTTAGTGGTGACAAAACAAACAACAAATGCGTTTGGAGAGTTTGGTCCAAATGCTTATGCCATTCCGGTTTCTTGGGACACGATGGATATGGCAGGATACAGAAAAGGTGACATGGTTCACATAGATCCGGATCAAGATTACAAATCTGGTGATGAGCTGCTTATAAAAACAAAGAACTCGATAGCAATATATGAGCTGCAACAACATCTCTTGATTGCAAGATCCAGTAAGAAATACGAAACATTAGACATAGCAATCGTTGATGTCCTCGGAAAAGTTGTATCTATGACTAGGCATAAGTAGATATATTTTTTGCTATGTATGCCTAGATATCTAGTCAAAGGGAGATTTTAATGCCTAGATTAACAAAGCAGCACTTTGAATGGTTAGCCAAAGAAATAGCCCCGATGCTGCAAGAAGGTAAAGCAGACGAGTTTGCAAATCTAGTTCAGGAGTTTGGCAAAAACAGTGAATTCAAAAAAGCCAAATTCATAGATGTAAGTGCGACTAGCTGGCAGTTGCACAACGAAAGATGTCAGCCAGAGCCTATTGACGATTCAATCCCTTATTTGGAGACGCCACATGTCATTGACAGCAAAGCAGCTTGAAGCTCGTAGAACATACATCGGTTCATCAGATGCCAAAATTATTTACCAGTCAGACGTATATGCCTGGGAAGATCTTATCGCACAAAAACGTGACGGGAAACCTATAGAGTTCGACAAGGCTGCTCGTATGCGTATTGATGCTGGCAACTACATGGAAAACTTTGTAATCGACAAGTTCTCTGAAGCTGCAAAAGTGACTGTTAATGGCCGTGGTGTCGAGTTTGACAATGACTATTTCCATTCAACAACAGACGCCATGGCATCATCAGGCAATGTCATCGAAGCCAAAACTCATTGGGGCTACATGACTATGGATGAGCTTGGCGATCTCTACGCCCCTCAATGCCAGCACCACATGCTTGTAACCAAGACTAAGTTCTGTTGGATGCCTGTGTTCTTTGGCCTTAGAGCAAGACTAGAATGGCGCCAAATCAAGCGTGATGACGAATGGATTGCACAGTACAAAATACAAGCTGGCAAGTTCTATGACTGGCTTATCAATGACAACAAGCCAGACGACATGGAATTCATGCTGCCACCTATCTGGTCAGACATGTATGTCACCAACGTCAAGCATATGAATCTTGATGAGGACACGCTGTCACAACTCAACATCAAAGCACAAACAATAATAGAGGCTAAAAAAGCCCAAGACGAAGCCAGTCTATCCAAGTCTGACTTCAAGGATCTGCTGCCTGAGAAGTGCAAGCAGATGGACTATGACATGGGAGGCAATTGGGAGGGTCATACTATTCGTGTGACTAGATCTAAATCTAACACACTAACTCTCAAGCATATTGCACCGAAGGAAGCCAAAGATGACTGAGCAAGCAATACGTTTCAAAAACATCAATACCACTATTGAAACATATAACGACATTCAATCAATCAGAGACAACCTGACTAAACAGCTAGGTTGTACTCTGTCCACAAAACAAACATTGGAATTGATTGTTAAATACCACGTTGAACAAAATCCAAGAACCGAAATGGAGACTCTAAAATATGGCACAGGATAATACAAAATCAGTGTATCAGACACTGGCAGACGTAGACTGCTCAAATCACATCGAGAAAAAGGGCAAGTTCAGCTATGTCTCATGGGCATGGGCCTGGGCTTTGGTAAAGCAAAACTATCCAGATGCTACCTTCGAGAAGCATGTGTTTACTGACAACCAGAACAATCCGTTGCCATTTATGCGTGACACTAAGGGTTACACCTTTGTTCAGACATCAGTAACTATTGGTGGTCACACATTGTCAGAGACATTCCCTGTTACTGACAACCGTAATCAGGCAATCCAGCACCCTAACGCCTTCGAGGTCAACACAGCACTACAACGTTGCCTTGTCAAAACGCTTGCCTTCCACGGTCTAGGTTTGTCTATCTATGCTGGTGAGGATCTACCTGTCATGGGTGAGCATGGTGAAGACCTAAACAAAGTCATTACAAACCTTGCCGCTGCTCAGACAACAGATGATTGTGACGCAATCTACAAGTCAAATGCAGACCTTATGAAACGGCTTAACAAGTCAGAGGTTGCGGAGATCAAACGCTCATTTACCAACGCTAGGTCACGCATTGCAGCGCAAGAAAAGCAAGCGGCATAAGCAAGACCGCATAGGCCATTCACAACATTGTGAGGCGTGTAACAACTACACACCTTACTTTGTTGTTTATGGAGATGGAATACTACATTGTGTGGAGTGTTATGTTGGCAAAAGGGACGTTGCCGAAACTGATAAATGCTCTTGATTATCTTGGTCAGGAGCAAACGCCAAACTCTAGGCGTACAATAAAAAGACAGTTTCAAAAATATGGAATTGAGTTCTATCCTTTTGGTCAATCAATACTTGTCAGCGAAAGCTGCATGACTGATTACTTAGGGAGGATAAAGCAATGCTCAAGCTTAAAAAACGAGGTGAATACTGGCATGTTAATGGCACATTCACAACGCCCAAAGGATCAATCAAAGTCAGGGAATCTACAGGAACTTCTAGCAAAAAAGATGCAGAAGCATACCTAAATCACAAGTTAGAACAGTTAAAGAACCATGCAAACGGTATATCAGACATTACTTTCTACGAAGCATCTTTGGCTTACATTAACGAAAAGCAATCTATCCACGAAAATGACGCACAAAGAATAGGGCTGCTCAATGATTTTTTCGCCAAACAATATCTTTCCAGAATAACAGGTTCTTCATTCTCTGATTTTGTTACCAACGAAATACCCAAAGCCAAAGCCAGCACTGTAAATAGATACAGGTCTAGCCTTTGTTCGATCCTAAACCACGCCAAACATAACACTCCGCTTCAACACATTAACAAGATCCCCTCTCGCAAAGTCCCAACATCCAAGCCGAGGTATCTTAGTTTTGAAGAACAGGAATTACTTTTAAATGCTTACAGCCCCCTTCTACGACCCCTCATTCATACATTGTGTTTCCAAGGCTGCCGAGTTGGAGAAGCCCTACGTCTTCAATGGGCCGACCTCGATCTGGATAAACGGAGAATCAACATCTGGGAAACTAAAAACGGTGATTTTAGAAGCGTCCCTATGCACCCAAGGGTCTTTGAAATTCTCAGGAGCATTAATAGAGAACGGAAAGGCCACCTATTTGTCACTCAAATGGGAGTCCCTTACTGCTATATCCATAAACCAAACGGCTCACCAATTAAAACTGCTCACGGAACTGCTCTTAAAGAAGCAGGGATTACCAATTTCAAAGTCCATAACTGGCGATCACATTGGGCCAGCAATATGGCACTCAAAGGGGCTAACACCTATGAGCTAATGGCTTTAGGTGGTTGGCGCAGCAGCAGCTCAGTCGAGCATTATGTTCGCCTTAACCCTGACGGACTAGCAAACGCTATAAACAGGCTTGATTAACCATCTCAACAGTGGTGGGGGGGTATTTTAATGAGACACAAATATTGCTGCTCTAATTTCATGTGTAGTCATGTTTGGAATGTCCATCAATGGGAAGAATTTTATAAATACTATTATGACAGCAAACCTTGCCCAAAGTGCAATCGGTATTACTCAATCTATGCAAACTTTACAAATCAAGAAAAAGTTGAATACAAGAAAGATCAAAAAAGATTAAGGAAAGAGATAAAAAATTTAATTAAATTAGTCCCGTTTTGAAAAAACGTCCCTCTAGGATGACTCAGGAATCGCTCTAAGACATGCCTGTGTATGATCCTACCCCCCCAAAATGGAGCAAAATATGCACAATCGACCATTACATGAACCAGAAGTATTGGAAGCAAAAGGCAGACAAACATGCAGAGACGACCCCTGCTCATATGAAATGAAAAAATATGGAGAATGTCTTTGCTTCAACGAAGAACAAGACAAGCAGCCGGGGCATCCTGAGTTTGGATAAAAGACACAAAACAGACACAAAACAGACACAAAAAGCCAATGCCTAGATATCCGTATAACAAATACAATGACTTAGCTGTGGAGGTAAGAACCTTGCCAAGGTTGGGGTCGAGGGTTCGAATCCCTTCACCCGCTCCAGACTTTCTCCATAAATAAAAGCCGGAAAACCCCTATCACCAAGGATCTCCGGCCTTTACCCCCACCACTGCCGAGTCTGGCTAGTGACTAGATATCTAAGCATAAATTACACTATGCTGCAATAGATAACCAAATAAAACGCACAAAATAGACACAAAATAAAAAGACCCCCCGACAAGGGAGGTAGCCGAGGGGTTATTGCAGGGAGTGCAATTAACCAAAACTAACAACAGCAATTATGAGGAACCATTCACATGAAAGCGTTTCATATCGACCCACTGAACAAAAAAATTACAGAGGTAGAATATAATGGGGACTATAAACAGATTTATGATCACATTAATGCAAGCACTTTTGATGTTGCAACATTGTATGACAACGGTGACGGAGCTTACATCGATGATGAAGGTCTGTTTGTCGAGAATCAGCATTTCTGGATTCACAAAAACTTTCCAACGCCTCTGGCTGGCATTGGCTTGCTTCTTGGGCTTGACGAAGAAGGAGACAGCACAAGCCCAAAAACTACTATCGAAGAATTAATTGGCGATGTGAAATGGGTAGGCGACAGACATGATGTTACAGTTTTAGTCCGTTTCAACCCTGGCATGGAAGACTATAGGCCACACTATTTTACGGAGTAACCAATGTTCGAAGATGATCCAGAAGCAATAAACTACGATAATTATGGCGTTATATATCGTCAAGAAACATACACACACCAAATGTCATCAGCATCATTGGCAGCCAAACAACCCAACTGGCGAGACAAAGAAGCTCTAATTAAAATACAGCAACGCCAAGCTAAAAGGGAACAGCTAAAAGCCTCATTCTCTCTACCAACCTCGATGAACGATTTGGAAGTTGCCTAGCCCACTTAGAATTTTCCATCTCGGCTGCCGCCAGTTCCCAGTCTTCCTCATCTACATGTTTCTTCATGTTTTTAAATTTGGACAAAGTTGGCAAACCAAGGTTAAACATCATATTGGCTATGATTAATTTACAGTCTTCTGGCAAGCTGTCGAACTGTGAATACAGTCTTTGACAGTCTGTAATGACTGACTCAATGTCTCGATTAAAGCACTCTGTAACTCGATCTGCTGAGACAGCCGTTCCGACTGGCTGGTTATATTCTGGGTCAGATTCAAGGACCATGTGACCAACGCCAAAAGTAAGCTTATCTGCACTACATTTGTAAGTGACATACTTGATCCCCTCATCAGCCTCAAGTTCTTCTCTTAGTTTTTGTATGTTCATTTACTTTTTCCCAAAAAATTTAGTTGCTGCTCGTGTTCCAAAACTTGCGCTTACAATTATGCCAAGCGTATATCTATAGTATTCCGGCATAGCGTTAAGTGCTGTAAAACCATCTGTTACTATCTGTCTTCCCCATTCTCCACAGAACGCCAGTACCAATGGCACTGAAAACAAAATTGTAAGCCATTCGTCTTTCCAGCTTGAGACCGACGCATCAGCCATCTTGAGATCCCAGTCAATTTCTCCGGTAGCTTTTTTCTGCATTATCACTGCTTCAGCTTTGGCTTTAGCAACCTTTGCCCCAGTCTCCGCTTTTTTGGTTTCGACCTTGCCCTCAAGCCAAGTACCAGCCAAGCTAGCAATCGGTCCAATTAGTGCCTGTATCATTTACTTATGATCCTTATGTTCGTGTCCCATCCAAATTCCAAAGACGCCTGTCATGACTCCCATAACAACGCTAACAAAAGCTGACTGAGAAGCAGTTGGAGCATCTAGTTCCATAAACCACTCAGCACACCGCCAAGACATAACTGTTGATGCAAGCATCATGCAGCGAGGTAGTATCTTCCATGCTAGAAACTGTTCGACTGTAATCATATCAACACCACAAAAAGTAATATGAACAAACCAAAAGCTGACCCTATGACAGCCCCAACAATGAAAATCTGTTTCATGTTTTCTTCAAACTCTATAGATTTTCGTATTTTTTCTCGCCTAGCAGCAGCAGCAGCGTCTTTAGCTTCCTGTATTCGCTTTGCTCTTTCCGCTAAAATACCAGCCCATGTACCGTGACCAAAACGCATGTCGACCATCGTTGCCACTTCTCGCAACTGTTCGGCTGCTAACTTTGCATCGATGACTTCTTTAGCAACAGTATCAACACCAAACTGATCCCCTAAACCAGAACCAGATTTCTTGGCTCTAGCTTGCTGTGTCTCTTTCTCACCACGAAAAAGGTCGTCAATTTGCGTTGCAATCTGCCCTATATCTTGAGCAGTGCTAATATTCTCTTTAATAAATTTTACTGATTGCTGTACTAGGGCAATACCAGTAAGAACTTCTGCAACAACCAAGCTTAACCTCGTAAAAGCATTGTCAATAACAAGACAATTGTGGTTCCTGCACTCCCTATCATAATGTTTTCTATTCGTTTAATTCTAGCGATTGTTTCGCACCAGCGTTCAGAACACACTGCCTCGTGTGTGTCGATTTGCGACTGGACTGATGCGGCTGTAGGTTTCATCAGCCAGCGATTTCCATAAGTGTGATTGTTCCAGTGCTGTTATTGAGAAATAATGATTGACTACCACCATTAGTATTAACTTTGAATTGAACTTTGTATGTCGTTGCAGATGTTGTTGCCGGAGAATCTAGGTAAGAAGTAGAACCGCCGTATGTAACAATAGACACCCCAGAATTGTAGTCGCCGTGTTTAACAAATTCAATTAGTTGAGTGCTGTCTCTAACAAGATTTAAAAAGAGCAAACTAACAGTTCCTCCATTGTGGGCATCAGGAATATTGGCAGACACAAGTATTTTGCTTGATGTGCTTGATGGAGTAATCGTTGCGGTTAGGCCAGTGTCAGTATATGTGCTGCTGGTTAAAGCAGATGTCTGTGTTGAAAAAGTCCCATTAACAACTTGCAACATAGTACCACTAGGCAAACCAGCAGATGTGACTGCGGTGAGAGACTGATTGTTTAACTTTATAAGTGCCATATCTGTCTCTCCTATCCTGCTATTTCTGAAACGGTCATTATAATTTTACAACTTTGTGAGTTTAATCTGACAGTTCCTGCCGCATTTTTAATTTTAATTTTATAGGTAATTGTTGATGCAGTAGATGGAGAATCTAAAACCAAAATAGTAATAGGCACAATCATACGATTAGTGCCGTTCCAAGTGTTTACAAGCCCATTAGTGCTTCCTAAATCTGTAGCGTCTCTAAACACTGTAAAAAAAGTTTGTTCGTTTGCATCAATATCTACATCCATTGCTCCTTGAATAAGAAACTTACTGTTTGCATCACGAGGAGTAATATCAACGCTAAGACCAGTATCGACAAAAGATGTTGAACTTATATCTTGTACACTGGTAGGCCCAATACTTTGCTGAACTTGTAATACAGCACCAGTTGGCATTTTAGCGGCAGTTACAGCACCAGACGCTAACTTAGCAGCAGTCACTGCACCATTGGCAATCTTATTGGTACTAACAGCACCGTCAGTAACACCCTGCACACCCAACACATCTCCAAGAGCCACAACAAAGTCAATGCTGTCGCTGGCTGTTAGTGCGCTGTCAAAGATGAGGTTGCTGCCTGAAACTGTGAAGCTGTCTTGTGGTGCTTGGATTACACCGTTGAGAGAGACTAGCAGTTGATTAGCTGTCTCTGGGAAGTATGCCGCACCATTTAGCGTAAGAGCGTAGGTTGCTGTAGCAGAGGCAGTAAGGTTTCCTAATTTGTGGAACCCACCACTGACAGGCGATTTGCCGATATAGGGCATTAGTCTGCCTCCTCTATTGTTAGTTCGCCAGCCGCTACTTGGCGTAATATTTCTGCGTATTCTGTGTTGTTTGGGTCAAGGGGTACATACATTTCAGTGCCGTCAATGGTGGCTTTAACAGAAACATTTTCTCCGCTACCATGTATGTCAGCAATATATTGCGCTGCTGTAATATCCATATCTATAACTCCGCCGATATAACTGTACCGCTACTAATCTCACTGCCATAACCATCCGCAGGGACCGTGGTGTAGCAAAAGCAAGCTTCTGTTGAGATGCTTTGCACAATAACGCTAATACTAGAACCGTCTGTCATTGCAGGAATAGTAGGGGCTGCTCTCATAGTTGTTGGGAATTTATATGTGTTAGCTCTCATTCTGTCAGATTCACGCATTTTGGGCAAAATAAGACCACCAAGAGTTGCTGTATATCTTTGACACCTAGCCAACTCATCGCCAAAGCTACGGTGTTCAAACGGCGTGGCTGTCTCGCCTACCTCAAGCTGAACTCCAGTAAGGTTTAACTCCCATGCCGCTGTACTAGTGTCACCATCCGGTTGGTGAATAGATATATATAAATGGCTAGTGTTATCTATTGTTCCCAGCCCAGAAAAAGATGGAACATCAAATGTAAAAACAAATCTTTGCCACGATGATGTCAATGTTACTGTGCTGATTAGTGGGCCAGTAGATGATTCATATGGGCTAACCCTACTTATTCTATCAAGTCTAACTGTATAACTGCCACCAGCAGGGTTTGTGCCTTTAGCGTAAAAACTAAATGTAGCCTTTCCTTCGGGCAAAGACTTTACGTCCTCAACTTTATAAACCAACCCACAGTAGTTATCCCCTGCGGATGTAGCTTGTTTTAAGTATTTAGAACAACCAGCAACCTCAGAACCTAAAGCAAATGTTTCTTGAGTTGTTGTTGAAGTGCCACCAGAAAGTTGGTGATACCATCTGTCCAAAGAATATCCTTGAGCAGTAAAGGATTGCCCCCGCTGTGAAATTTGCATTGCACCGTTGATGATAAGATTTCTTGCACCAGCAAACTGGGATTGACTGGCTGGTAGTATTTTCGATAAAGCCATTAGCTTGCCTCCAGTGCCGTAATGCGGGCTTCTAACGCTGTGATTGTTTCTTGCTGCTCTTGGAGAGCCTTAATTAATATCGGAACAAACACGCTGTACTTAACCGACTTTGTAGTTTCACCAGTTTCTTCACCTTCATTATTGGTGTCTGGTGATTCCTTAATCATATTTGGAAATATTTGTTCTAACTCTTGAGCGACTACGCCAATTTGTTTATCTGTTGTGCCAATCAAATTATAGTTACGAACTTGTACTTTCATTAAATCTGCAAGTTTTGGAGTTGTATCAACAATGTTTTCTTTTAGTTTTACATCTGAAAGTGCGCCATAAGAGTTGTTACTGTTTTCACAGTCTCCGTCACCCCGAACAATTAAGCTTTTAAGAGTAGAGGTTCCTAAAAAACGCGCAAGTACGTCACTTGCTGTTTTAGCAGCGTTAAGAACAGTAAAAGTAGCCCAATCAGCGTCAGTGCCGATGCCCACGTTGCCGTTGCTGCTGATACGCATACGTTCTGCGTTGTTAGTGCCAAAATACAAATGGTTATTTTCTCTAGTCCACACATATCCACCACCGTTTGTATCACATATTAAATCAAAACCATCGCCAGTGCCATTACCGGTGGTGGATATGTGTGGACTA